AAAAATATTTCTAAAAATAAATCTATTTATGAAATTAAAGAGTTGCCTAGTCCAAACGGAGATCCATATAACGAAAGCAAAAATAAAGATATTAATGATTACCAAAAAGACTTATTTATAGTCACACAAGATCGAGAGTTTTTGATTGATGAAAAACTAAAAATATATGCAACCACAAAAATTTACACAGAAGACCAAGAAAATAAAGAAATAAAAGAAAAAACTGCAACAAAAATAGATAGAATTACTATTAGATTATTTTCCTACGAAACAGATGTTTCAAAGATAAAATATTTCATTGATGATATAACAGAAAAGTATCTAAAAAACATAGAAGATGAAAGATTCAATAAAAAATTTATTTATACATTAACAAAGACTACGTATGAAGAACAAAGGCACGAGTGCTGGTCAGAATGTATATTTGAAAGCAGTAAAACCTTCGATAATCTATTTTTCAAAGGAAAATCTGATATTATTTATAAATTGAATTTTTTTATCAACAATAAATCTTGGTACTATAAAATGGGCATACCATACACGATTGGAATAGGACTCCACGGGCCTCCAGGAACTGGAAAAACATCACTAATTAAATGTGTGGCGAATATGTTAAATAGACATGTGATTAATCTTTCACTAAAATTAATAAAAACGCGACGTCAATTAGACGATTTCTTTTTCGAAGACAGATATAACGTTGCAAATAAAAAGTCTAGTATTGGATTTGCAGATAAAATTATCGTTATTGAAGATATCGACTGCATTGGAGATTTGGTTTTGAAACGCAGCAATTTTAAAAAGAAAATGTCCAAAACTGGCGATATCGATTTAAATTCATTAACGACAAGATCAAACGTTAATGTTGGAGATGTCTTGAAGACTATTGTAGATCAAAAAAATGAAGAAGATTTGCTGAAAGTTTGCAAACTACAAAACAATGAAGAACCGATAACCTTGGATGATATTTTAAATCTTTGGGATGGATTAAGGGAAACACCAGGAAGAGTATTAATTATTAGTAGTAATTGCTATGGAGATCTGGACCCAGCACTCATTCGACCTGGTAGAATCGACGTCACTTTAGAGCTTGGAAATGCAACGCATAAAATTATTAGCGAACTTTACACGCATCTTACTGGACTTCTTATACCGGAAAAAACTTTGAAAAAAATAAAATCAAATTTTTATTCTCAGGCAGAAATAATTAATATGTTTTTGACTTCAAACAAGGTACCAAAGGTATTTATTGAAAGAATGTTACTCAATAAAAAATAATTCGTTTTATTATTTTAATGAGAATATTATTGTATAAAAATAATATTGGCAAATGATCAAAAAATATGTTGAGAAATTAATAAAAAATCTACCTAAAGAGTGTAGAAAAATGAAAACAATAGACTTGATATTTGATGGTGGGGCATTCAATGGAAGTTATTTGATTGGCGCTGCTTATTTTCTTAAAAGAATGGAAGAAAAATTATACATAAAAATTGATAGAATCTCGTCTTGTAGTATCGGTTCTTTTGTTTCGCTATTGTACGTTGCCGATCGTTTGGACGTCTTTCCTGAACTTTATCAAATGTTGTCAAAAAATTTTAAAAATGAGCATCATCTTAATAACTATTCTGATATTTGTAAAAAACTTATACCCATTTTACCAAGTAATATTTGTCAATTAATGACAAATAAAGTATACACGACTTTTCACGACTTAAAAACGCGTAAAAAAATTGTAAAATCAAAATACAATTCTCTAGATGATATATTTGAAATTATTTATAGGTCATGTTTTGTTCCTATACTGATGGATGGAAATATATTGTATAAAAATAGATATACAGATGGATTTAATCCTTTTATCTTTAAAAAAGAACCAAAAAAGGAGATTCTTTTTTTAAATCTTATAAACTATAATAAAGTTAATTCTTTATTTAGTATAAAAAATGAAAAGACAAATTATCATAGAATTTTAGCTGGCCTATTAGACATTCATAATTTTTATATTAAAGAATCAGCAACGCAAATGTGCAGTTATGTTAGCCAATGGGGTTTACTTGATAATTTGCATTTTCAAATAAAAAAAATATTTGAAAACTTGATATTAAAATTAATAATTTTCTATATTTATCTTAAAAAAAATATATCTCTCGATCTTTTTGACAATATCTGGGGAAAGATCATCGGAAAGGTTGCAAAAGATATATATTTTACACTTATAGAGCACTATTGTTTTTAATCCTACTTTTTATATGTTTTTGCTTTGCTTTTTTTTGAATTGTATGGATCAAATAGTTTTTCTTTTTTAATTCGTCTTGTTTTTCTTCCCTTTTTTTGTTTTTTTCCAGAAATTTCTTTCTTTTCATGTTCTTTATCTCGATCTTCATTTTTTTTAAAGTCTGCCGGCTTATACGAAAGAAAATATTCTTCGTACTCTTTTGTTCCTCTTTTGTCTTTGAGTTCTTTATATTTACTCGCTTTTTCTGCTTTAATTTCTTCTATACTTTTTTGATGACCATAACATGTAATCGAGAAACGACGTAAAACACCCTTTTGCTCCAACCTATTTTTTTGTTCGACATCAAACAAAAATTGTGACATGCAAAGAATGCGGTCGGGATCAAAATAACCTCGATTTGTGTATAAAAAAGCCAAGTAAAAACTTAACATAGTATCTATTGTAGCTATTTTCACTATTTTTCCATGAACTTTTATGTTATTATAGCTGTGACAACCAACCGGCTTATAAATAAATGCTATTGTGTCTTTATCAACTATTATTTCATAGTGTTCTGGAATAACATCTCCAATTTCATCGTGTTTTATGATTTTTACATTAGTTACGTCAATATCTTTCAATCGCTCTTTTACAATTTCTGCCGTTGTTTTAGGATCATTTGATAAAACATCAAAATCAGGAATTTTTTCAAATTTTTTTTGCAGTTGCTTTGGCATATATTGTGAATAAATAGAAATTGCGTATCCGCCAAAAAAAATGCATCCTTGATTTATGAAAGATTCCTTTACTATATCATATATTTCGTCTCCCGCCAAATTTCCAGATAGTTTTCTCTGAAAATTAATTGTTGCACATTGTTTTCCAACAAGAGGATAATGTTTATTTAATAGTGTAAGACGTTTTAATATTTTCTCCCAACGATCAGTATCGCCCGCTGGTCTAGATAGTTCGAGAAACATAGACATACGTAGATAATTTGGCGGCGTGTACAATATACCAGCCACGCGTATAGAATTTGTTTTAATTGAATCAAATAATTCGGAAGGTAGATACGTTATATCCGCTATTCCAATAAAATTTACAAAAACTTTAAATGTTCCTGCATGTTGCCCGCTTTTTGCTTCTACCTCATTATATCCTTTATCGTAAAATATATTTGCAAGTTCTTTCGCATCATTCAAAGAATTTGGGCTGAAAAAATCATAATCTGGTATTTCTAAATCTCTGTCATAAAACTGATCTTCTTTTGGTAAAATATTATTAATAGCCGTTCCTCCGTAACAAACCAAATTTTTTCGTCTTATAAAATTTTCAACAATGGTAATCATCTCTTGAATTTCCGGTGTGTTTACCACTCGTTTACCTATTTTTTCTTGAGCTAAATCTACGGCACTTCGCAAAATTGCCAGTTCACATTCGTTGAAATTCATAGACTTATCGCATTGTTTTGGTATTTTCATTCGTATAGTTATATTATACGAATAAAAATTTTATCTATTTTCTTTCTAAACTTCCTTTCGTATTTTTATATTTTAAAACTACGATTTCCTCCGACTATCATTCTAGTTTCGTAACTTAGTGCAGGGTCTTGCGGTGTCGGGCCATCTATTTCCAATGGCTTGGTAAATAAAACTTTCGGTTTTAAAACAAACGCATATCCTGCGTCATCAAAAAATGAATTATTTTCTTGCAAGTAAAGATCATTCACTTGATACCGCATCGCCAACATTTGACTCCCTGTTGCTCTCACTAAAAGTCCACTCATGTTTGGAGGATTTGCTCCGGTATCAGGAAGCGCAATTGTCAT